TCGCTCGCCTGTTATTTTGGTTATCTTTTGAGCTTGTAAATACATCTCACGCATCGCCAACTTTTGCTCAGCTGTAATCCAGCGGGGTGTGGCATCTCGATGTCTACGTTTTCGAACGCTAGTAAGAGCTTTATAAAGTTCAGGGTTTTCTTTTTTATGTTTGTTTCTGTATGCCTGTTTGGCTTCAGAAGATCTCGAACTTGCGCGGGCTAAAACAAGTTCTTTATTTTTTTCGTAATAACGTTTTGCTGCATTTTTTGCTGCTTCCGATTTTGGTTTTTCTTTACGTTTCTCGTTATCAATTTTCCAATCTTCTTTCATGCATTCAATGCATGCGCCCTTAGTTTTTCGCAAAGCAATGTGCCCTCTGGAGCAAGCAATTCCTGTGAAATAAAACTTTGCTCCAGTTGCTTTGGCCTCCGCCCTGGTGTTTGGGTACTCCATATATCACTCCTGTGTTACGATACGGGAAATTATATGGCAAATAAAAAGGGCCCGCAAGGGCCCTATAAATCTAGCTAAGTGCTTGATTTTAATAGGAAGCGTAGGCTCCAAGGGGATCGCTATAGCCGAAACTGTAGCGCTCGCGTGCCTTGTAGCGAACGTTGCCTGTATCAAAATCACCATCCATTGAATTCTGGAGAGGTGTACGCTCGAAGTGCTTGAGGCCGTTAGGCACGTCAGTGATCAAGAACCATGCATTGGGCGCTGTCAAGAAGTGGTTGACAGTGTAGCCTTCAGGAATGGAACCGTTGTTCTTCAATGCGTTAATGTCGTTGTTGTTTGTACCAACGCGCAACTCAGTCTCTAAGAGGCGAGTAGCAACGAACATCAATGCTGGAGGAACGATCAATTTCTTGGGACGTGCAGCGATCAAAAGGCCACGCTCGTCTGTCCATGCTGCGATTTGAATAACGGCATTCTCAAGAGAAGTCTCATTCAAGTCAGCAGGAGTTGTGGGCGTATTGGCATTAGTGCCACCAGAAACCAAGGGGTGAGCTGTAGAGAACAAAGACACGCCATCACCGCCAACGACGGTAGCGTTAAAGCCATTGTTCAATACGGCAGCTGCCTTAACTTGCTTGGTATAAGCCATAGCGCGGGCCAAGCCTTTGGTGTAGCGAGCAGACAAGCTGTCGTACAAGTTATCTTCAATCGCCTCTTCAGTGATTGAGAATCCAAGAGCAATGGTCTCGTGGTTATAACGAGCTGTGAAGGCTTCTTGTGCGTTGTCATAAGACAATGCAGTACCCTCAGCCTTGACTGGAGCAGCAGAGAAACCAGACAATTTGGTCTCTTCTTCAAAGCTACGCTCAGATTTCTCTGTTTCGTAGATTTCTTTGTGCTCTTCGCCGTAACGTGCATACTCCAAACCGAACAAAGCGTTCAAGCCTGGGAGCAGCTCTTTCAATAGTTGTGCGCGTGAAATAGCCATTTATGTGCTCCTTAATTAAACGCCAGTGCCATTAGTCATACCCTGGAAACCTTGGTTCCATACGACTAATGCTTCGGGATAACCTACAAAAGCCACTGAAGAACCAGAGGCCAACGTTACTGCGCTGTTAACAGTCACAGTAGTTCCAGACACTGTAACCACATAAATGTAGTTACCTTGTGCAGAGCCTGTGCCGCTTGGAGCAATCAGTTGCATACCAGGTTGAATAGCTGTATTAGCAGCAGTCAATGTCACAGTTGTGCTTGAACCAGAAGTAGAAGCAGTAGCTGAAACGGTAACGGCTGTGTCTTGTACAACGCCAACAACGCGGAAAGGCAATCCTGATGTAACGCGAGTGTTACCAGAAGTACCAGAGCTAACAACACCACCAGAGATGGCCATTGCGGAGTCACCAGTAATGGTGCTACCTGTACCGCCAGTGATAGCGTATACATTGGTGCCAATGAATGTTGGGTTGATATAGCCGATTGTAGAAGCAGTGTTAGACAAGGAAGTACCTTGAGCAACAACAGCAGCTTTGAACACGGTTCTTGGATCATCAATCACATATCCAACTGCGTAGTTAGATGATGTGCTTGCTGGCCAGTATTGACCGCGAACGATTTGGCTTGAAGAGTTTGTGTACTCTGCGCCAACGAAGATACCTAAAGTACCTGCAACTGCTGTACCGGGTGAGGATGCAGCAGACATGGTAGTGGTAACAATAGTACCACCAGACAACTGAACAATGTCGCCATTGAACAAGTTGGTAGAGTAGCCAGTAGCGATGGGATACATGCGAGTAGAACCAGCATAGGGTAAACCACCAAACTCACTGACCGCTTTAAACCCGTAAGGGGCTGAGACGATTGGGTAAGCCATTTAAGTTTCCTTTGAAATAAGAACTATCAAAATCCAGAACGGCTAGTCGTGGAGGTTCTCTCCGAAAACTTGCGCATTCTTGGATCATTGTCTTTCATGAAACTATTGTCCACTGACTCCATCTGATCTGCTGCTTGCTTGGCGTAATAACGATTATATGCTTCCATATTTTCCACGCTGTTTTTGCAAAGAATCAATCCTTGAATCTCAACGTTTCCTTCGTTATTTCCTTCAATCATCAACTCAGGATGGTCCGATGCCTTTACTGGTTCCCAGCCATCGCGTCTCATGCGAGACAAACGAGTGGTGTCGGGCTTGCCTAATAAGTGCGTCATTATGTAACGATACACATATCCAGGCTCCGGTATAGGATCCGGCAGGGTGCTCGCAGGTTTATAGTCCTTGCGAACTTCCTTGTCACGGGTTTCTAGATCACGAGTTTTTTTAACATCAACCATTTTGTGCCTCCAATTTCTGTTGTTCAAGGTAATATTTCTTGGGATCAAGATTAAACTTTTTCACTAACGCAGCTTGCGTCGGAGTAAGTTGAACCTTTTTCACGCCAGTCGATCTTGACGCAGGAGCAACAACCGTTGAAGGACGCTTTGCGGCAGGTGCCGATTTTTGTTCTGGTTCACCAAATACTTCTGGGAACTTTGAACGGACGCGTGAATCTATCTGTTCATAGTATTCATCGGAACGCGGGTCTACACCCGTATTGACTAGTTTTTGATGCAGCCCTAATGCGTAGCTGGTAACTTCTTCAAACCCATTCGATCCGAACCACTGGTTTTTTGCCTGCCAGCGCAGGGATTTTTCGTCCGGTTGTACAGTTTGAGTCTGTCTAGGTTGACTTTGTACAGGAGTTTGGTCTTCCTGTAAAGGGGTAGCTCGATAATTTTTTAGATTCTCGATCTTCCATTTGGCCTCTGCCAGAGCTTCTTGAGCCGCAATAATGGCATCTGTATCGTAAGCCTCTTGAGCTTCCTTATACATTTTTCTTGCCATTACAAGGTCAGCTTCAGCCTTCTCTCGTGCGGAAGAAACAATGATCTCGCGACCTGTATTAACGTTCTTTTTAAGACTCTTGTTCTCTTCAAGAAGCTGTTGGGTCAGTCTTTCGAGCTCTTGCTTCTCACGCAAAGCCGCTTCAGCCTTACGTCTCTCGTCATGTCTGGCGTGAGTTAATTCTTTAATGCGAGCTTGAACATTCTGTGAATAGTTTGCAATCTCGTCATCTGTGGGGTCGGCAACTTCCTTGTTTAAGGGCTGTTTGCCTTTGTCCCTTTCGGGCGTGTCGTCTACGATTTCAATCTCAATTTCTTCTTCAACTTCTGGAGTTGGAGTTTCATTTTCGATTTCATCGGGAAACTTGAATTGGTCGTTCATGATTTTCCTTTATGCGCGGCTGATTCCGCGTGGGTCTTGTACAACAGCATCGACTTGATCTTCGTTGATTAGACGAAACTCTTTGCCGAAGATTTTGAATCGCGTACCAGAATAAGTACGAGTTAAGATAAAGTCGCCTGGCTTGCACCAAGGACCTGATGGATAACGGGTCTTATCTGTATACGCCTCTGGGCCAACTTTCAACACAAACAATACGGTTGTGGCGTGTTGTTCTTGCGCTGCAAATTGGGAGGGTCTAACCAAATCCAAGTCGGTACCGTCAATCTTGTCGGAAATGTCTGGCACTCCGCAAAGAATCTTGTAACCTGCTGGCTCTGGCAGAACAGTTGCCTTTTCTTCAGGCGTTGCATCCTCTTGTGGAGCCTCCACGGGTTGGATGGTTTCAGGCATAGAAACGCCTGGGGGGAGTATCAAATTACTCATCTTCTTCACTTTCTTTAAGCAGGTCAAGTAAATAACGCTCTGCGATGGCTAGACCCGAAATAACACCGCAAAGTTTTTGGTACTCTTCAAAAGAGCGACACGCACCACCAGCCATATCGTCGGCATAGTTGTTCATGTCAGTTCGTATTTTCTCGCGCAATACGTTAGCGAATTGATCTATCATTCTTTAGCCTTTGGTTGATTGCGATTGAGGGCAGCTTGCCTCAACGAGTTGGCGCGGTTTTCCGCGTTTTCATGGATTTCCTTCAAAACCTGCATGGAGTTTTGTTGGGCTTCATGATTCATTTGAGCTTTGCTTTTTGCAATATCAATACCAGCCTTCAATCCGGCTTGCTGTTCTTGACTTGCTACTCTGTGTTGGTCACGTCTAATCCCGGCTCCAACCTTCATGGATTCGAGCTTTAGATTTCCACCAACCTTCTCTTGCTCAAGTTGTACTTTTGCCATCGCAACAGCTGATTCAGATGCAGCCTTGGCTTTTGCAAGTTGCTGTTTCTGCGCAGCAAGTTGTGCATCAAGCTGCAATTTCTGCGCTTTGATCTGTACTTCTTGCTGAGCAATTTGCAATTCCTGCTGTTGCATTTGCAATACAGGATCTTGCGCTTGCTGTTGGGCCTGCTGTTGAGCGGCCAATGCCTGATGTTGTTGGGCTGCCTGCTGAGCGGCTTGGGCCATCATGCCTGACAATGCAGTCTCGAGTTGAGGAGACATTTTCTCGTCTTCGGGAGGCAATGCCATTCCGAGCTGTTCTTCGATATTCTGACGATATAAGAATCCAGCGTGCTCGGCCATGTGAGCCTGAAGAGCTGCCATGATTTGGTTGGCTTGGGGATTCTGTCCAATGATGGCCATGATCATTGGGTCTTGCATCATAGACTGATGGACCGCAATGTGAGCTTGGTGGTTCTGGAACAAAAACGCTTTCAGTGGCTTG